GCAAATCAAAGGTAGAGCAGAACGAGAATGATGATGCAGTTTTCCCTGAAGATACCGTGGAGATAAAAGAGTCTGAATCAAGACAGACCATAATCAAATACTTGCAGAGCAGAGGAATGGTTGAGAGTGACATCCAGAAATACAATATTAAGTGGTGTCCGAAGACAGGGAGAATCTTATTTGCATTTTACAATCCTATGGGAGATCTTATCTTTTGGAATGCAAGAACAATTTATAAGGGTGCCAAGCCAAAATATATTCATGCTGCAGTATCCAAGAAGACAAGGATACTAAAGTATGATGGAGAGAGCAAAGAGATATTTCTTGTTGAAGGAGTCTTTGATGCGATAGCTGTTAACAAACTTGGCAAGAGCGTTATAATATTGATGGGTAGCAGTGTCTCGGAAGATCTTAAGGCATATCTCAGACTGAAGAAACAGCCAGTGGTTATCTGTCTTGATGGTGACATGACAGATAAGCAAGCAAAATTGGAGAAGGAGTTGAAGTCTTATATTGGGGCAGATCTTGTGACCTCTTTATATATAGATGGGACAGATGCCTCTGATAGTGGTATTACAGGGGAAGTTGGGTTGCTTGGATACATAAAAAGGAAGATGAAATGACATGTATGATATAGATTCCTGGAAGTTTAAGACCAAATATCCTGATGCAAGAATTGTGAATGAAAAGGCATTTCGAACCATGATAATGCGGAATTGTCATTCTAAGAAACAGTGCATGGATTTCTATGACCGTGAGGGAATAAAGTTTATTCGATATGTTGGAGAGGTGAAAGGATATCATGAATTTCGTGAATATTATGAAGGTGCATTTAAGGGGATGAAATGAGACTGACTATTTATCCTTCTGTGGTTAGAGTTGAGTATGACAATGCTCTTCAAAGACAAGAGCTGAAGAACTTTCTGACCATAATGGTTCCTGGAGCAAAATATACAAAAATGTTCAAAAGGAAAGTATGGGACGGTAAGAAATGTTTTTATGATAGATTCAAAGAGACTTTTCCAATAGGATTTTTGTTTAGGGTGATAGATGAATTCAAAGTGAAAGAGTCTGACATAGTGGATACCAGAGTTTACAAAAACATTCCTTTTAAGATGCCAAAGCTGAATGGTATTGACTTGAGGATGTACCAAAGGGAAGCAATATTCTCTGGGTATGAATATAAGAATGCTTTGATACAGGCAGCAACCAATGCAGGAAAGTCAGCCATTATAGCAGGATTGATAGAGCTGTTAAGGCAGGAGAAAGTTCTTATCATTGTGCATAGGATGGAGATTTTTTGGCAATTGCATGGAATGATTGAGGACTTGACAGGGAAACCTGTGGGGCAGATTAAGGCAGATCTTTGTGAGTTGGATCCTGAAGTTAACATTGCAATGATTTTGACTTTGTTGAATAGGGTAGATGATGACGATGAGATTACAAGAGTATATAATGAAAGCAAAGTTATTATGGTGGATGAAGCACATCATACACAGTCTGCTACTTTCCAAAATGTTTTGAGGAGAAGTCCTGCTGTCTATAGGTTTGGGTTCTCAGGAACAATTCAAGAGGCAGATACTCATGCTGGTTGGCTTACCAGAATGTATATAGGGGATGTTATTTTTAACATATCAAATAAAGAACTTATTGAGCAAGGCATATCAGCAAAGCCAAATATAACCATGCATAGGATTAATCATGTGATTGATTATATAACTTTGATAGCAAGACTTAAACGAGAGATGTCTGATGCTGGCAAAATAAGAGATATTGACAATGTGACATGGCAGGAAAGACAGATGATATATAAGCCACTGTATGGTAAGGTCTTTAAGAAATATGTTGTTGAGAATTCTATAAGAAATGGTATAATAGTTAGAGAGGTTTGCGAGACCTATAAAGATAGGCAGACTCTTATAGTTGTTGATTACATTGACCATGGAGAGAGATTATACAAAATGATTGAAGAGGTTGACAGAAGTGTTGACTTCATACATGGTTCAAGTGAAAGACGATTGCCATCGCTTGATGCTTTCAGAGAGGGCAAGTTGAGAGTGCTGATATCTTCAAATATTATAGATGAAGGCATTGACATCTCCAGGATACAAGTTTTGTTTCTTGCAGCAGGAAGGAAGAGTAGAAGACAAATTCTTCAAAGGATAGGAAGAGGTCTTAGAAGAAAAGAGGGTGAGAATGTTGTTGAGATTCTTGACTTTTATGATTCTGATGGCAAGTATCTTGAGAAGCACAGTAAGGAGAGGGTGAAGATATATAAAAAAGAAGGATTTGAAATAGATGTAATTTAGCAAAAAAAATCGTGTCGATTGAATCATTATATCAAAGGACGAAATGAAAAATAAATATAAGAAGATTGTTATAGGTGGTGGCATATCAGGTTTGTCTTTTGCCTTCTATCATAGGGATTCGGTGGTAATCTCTGATAGCAATGAGAAAAAAGACTCTCCATTTGTGTTTATACAAAAGAATTCTTACACTGATGACCTATTGTATGACCTCGGTCTATCAGTAGCATCTGAAGATGTTCTTGTGTATCCAAAGGAATCTGAGGATGTCATAAGTGACAAAATGGGGAATAGGGGTCTTAAGTCTTTCTTCTCAGGAACAGATAGGATATCTAATATAGGGGAAGGATTTATTCTTAAAGTGCAATCTATAAAAGAATCTGATATAGTCAAGGCACTTGAGTCTGCTGTTGGGGATAGGATAATTAAAGATAAAGTAATTAGGATTGATGGGAATGTGGTCTCAACAGTAAAGGGGGAATCTTATGGGTATGAAGAACTTATAAGCACAATGCATTTTAAGGGATTTGAAAAGGTATATGGTGGTTGGGAAGCAGGGGATGACATTAAACTTGTGAAGATGTATATTGATGAGGTTGAAGACCATTCTGTTGATAAGAATAAGATATCTTACAATTGTGCTAAAGGGATAAAGAAGATGGTTGAGAATAGGATAACAGAGTCAATTGGCTATGAGCTGACAGATGGCAACAAGGATAGGGAAGGCAGTTGCAAAGAGCTGTCAAGATTCTCAGGAAGATTAAATCCTCCTCCTAAAGATGTTATATTTATTGGCAGGTTTGCAACAGCAAATCCGCATTGGAGAATTGAAGATAGCATTTTTGTGGCTCAACAGGGATATGTTTTATCAAAGATATTATCTGAGCAGAGAAGATTTGATAGAGCTGTTGACTATGCAAATAAGACAACAGCATTTGATAGGTGCAAGGATCTTGTTCTTCATATTCACGCAGAGGCAACTGAGTTGCTTAGAGAACTGAATTGGAAGACACATCGCAGAGAAGGAAAAAGAGTTAAGGCAACAAGCATTCTTGAAGAAGGAATTGATATCATGAAGTTGCTGTTTGGTATTCTTAATGCTTTTCTATATACTGAACGAGAGATATATGAGATGTTTCATGCCAAGTCAAAAGTGGTGTGGGATAGATTCTTAAATGATTTTTATGGTGGTGTGTAATGGCAGAGAGAATAGATGTTCCGATTTGTAAAGATTGTTACGAAAAAAAACATTTCACAGGTAGACTTTGGACGAATGTGAAACAAGAAGATGATAAGCTTTGTGTTTATTGCAAAAAGGTAACTTGTTATGTTACAGAGGGGTATAGGCAGAGAGCATAGAAAAAGGAGGAAGGATGAGTAAAGAGACGAAGGAAACATTTAGGATAAGGAAAGCCATATACAAAGGGTATCGTGGCAAGGGATTTAGGAAGTTGTTTGAGGATGAATTCAATGGTCTTCTTGGGACAGCTTATATAGGTAAAGACTATAAAGATCTTATAAAGACATGTAGGGTGAAGAGTGATTTTGAAAGGGATTTGAGGATTTATCAGGGAAAGTTTTATGCTGAGAGCAAGGCATTTACATTTGCGAATGCTGCATACAATCTTACCAATATGGGATTCTCAATTCTTAGGAAACTTTATCAGCATTATAAAGGTGGAGCATTTCTTGATTATGGTGCTGGTGTTGGTAATTGCAACATCTTGGTTGGTGGTGGTGATTATCTTGAGCTGGGTGGCATAGCTTTTAAGACAGCAGAGAAAAGGTTTACTGATAGATTGCTTCCTGTTGTTTTGATAAAGGCAAGGTCTGATAGGTACACAAAGCTTGATAAGATGTATGACTTCATTGTATGCACAGATGTTCTTGAGCATGTTCCGTTTGCTCATAAGCTGATAACAAACTTGTGTTCTCAGCTGAATCCTAATGGCAAGTTGCTGATTACATATTCCTTTGGGACAGCTGATAAAAACAAAACACATCTTCCTAAATATAATAAGAGGACTGGTAGGGAGATTCTTAAGATAATTCGAGATAGTGATATGGATTTTATTGACAAGGACTTTAAGGGTATAGTAAAGGTTTATAAAAAGAGGGGGGAATAATGCCACAGGTTAAACTAATTACATGGACCAATAGACCAATTGAAACAATGTATTGGGCATTTATGAATATGCATAATCCTATTCCAGATTCTTTGGATGAGATCTCCATATCTGATGAAGAGAGAGAGGCATTTCTTGATATGCTTATGAAGCAACCACACCAAACAGTGTGTGAGTTTGTTAATACTGTATGGAAACTTGATAATGTTTCAAGAGCTTTCCAAACACAGCTTATAAGAACTCGTGCTGCAGCATACTCAATACAAAGCTTGAGGATAGTAAATGTTGGGAGTTTTGCAGACGACAAAGGATATACTAAGACAAGCAAGCTGGCTGAGAAACCAGAGGCATTAAAGATGTATGAAGAGACCATGGAAAAGATACAGGAGACATACAACAAATTGATTGAACTTGGCTGTCCAGTTGAGGATGCAAGAGGCATTCTTCCTTTGAATATTCATAGTCCTATAACGATGTCAATCAACATGAGATCTTTATATCATATGCTTTCGTTAAGGTTCTGCGACAACACTCAAGAGGAGTATAGAAGTGTGGCACAGCAAATGAAGGATGAGATAATAAAAAAGATGCATCCTCTTCTTGCAAAGCCAATGGTTCCGATGTGCTTTGCTGATAAGAAATGTCCGTCTCCTGTTCCTTGCAACAAGTATGGGTTTGAGAATATTCATAAGGCAGATGTTTCAAGATGGATTAAAGGATAATATGGAGAAGAACAAGGAGTATCGTATTAAAGGTAAGCATCCATATTTTAAGGATAAATATGGAACAGACAATCCTGTGTTTAGGGTTGAGGATACAGACAAAGAGATATTTGGGAAAAGTTGTCTTGATGAGTTAGGCAATCCTTGTGCTATGTTATTTGGCATGCGTATGGGACTTGAAGGAAAATCTATAGAAGAGGTGGAAAGTCAGACTGTATATTATGGTCACATTGTTTCGGCAGGATTGGGAGAACTTGTTCTTGAATCAGAACTGGAAGAGATTGATGGTGGATAAAGGATAAGATGCGAAGAGGTTTGGTAACAACTGAAAAGATGGTTAGGCATATTTTGGGAACAGATTCTCCTACACGAGATGATGATAAGTTGCTTGTTCAAGCTGTTTGGGAAACTTTTTATAACACAAAGGAGATTAAGAAACTTAAGTCTGCAGCAGGTATTGTTAGGATGCGTGCTAAAATACAGAATGATGATAAGGATTTTCTTCCACTTTTTGTTGAGACAGTAAAGAGAAGAAAGCAGTGTGAAGAAGAGTGGAGAAATTATATGAGTAAAGCAAAGGAGAGATGATGCAGAAACAATTGTTATTTCCTTTTATGAAGGGAAAAGAAAGTCCTGATTTATTTCAGCAAGTGATTGATGAGATGGTTGAGACAAGACGAAGAAAGAATTCTGATTACGGAAATGCCTTTGCAGAATTTTATGATGAATTTGGTAACATGGGAATATTGTGTGACCTTGGTAGAAAGTTTTTGAGATTTAAGACCTTTGCTCAAAACAAAGATCTTAAAGTATCAGATGAGACCATTGAGGACACCTTAAAAGATCTTGCTGTGATTGCAACCAATGCAGTGGTCTGGATGAGAATGAGGAAAAATGCAGATAAGCCAAAAGTTTGAAAGCATAATTAAAGATAGCAATTTATACGATCCTATGAGGAAAATTGTTATCTCCAGAGGACAGGAAGTGAATCCTGAATTTGTTTTCATAGGGGATGCTCCAGGAAAGATAGATGATAAAGAGGGAAAGCCATTTGTTGGTGAAGTTGGAAAGATGCTTGATAACTGGATTGCGATGTCGTTTGTGTCATCTTTTTGTGTAACCAATGTGGTTCCTTTGATGCCTCTTGATAAAGATGGAGAGGTGAGAAGTCCTACCAAAGAAGAAATAAACTATTTCCAATTTTTTGTTGATTGGGTTATTGAAACTGTAAATCCTAAATATATTGTGGCAATGGGGTCTGGTGCTTGTTATGGGCTGTTTGGTAAGGAAGTCTTTGGTAAGGTGCAAATGTTTGGGAACAAAAGAGGCATTGCTATCTCAGATGGGGCAGATGAAAATGAACTTGCCAAAGCAATACTTTCTGTTAGGGAAGAGAAAAAGTCTAGCATTGATGTTGAAGAAAAGGTGGCTGATATTGCAGGAGACAGTGATGATGAAGAAGATGGTGAAGAAGCAACCAAAGAGATTGAATATGCAGAGTCAATAGTCATCCCAAAGCAGAGAGTAAGGAATGAAGCAGTTAAGTATATGATAAATGAACAGCTTGCCTTCTTCAGAATTGCTGCACAAATGATTGGTGCTGAGTTTAAAGATATTGATAGCAAAGAGTATTTTCATTGGAATGGCATCAAGTTCTTTTCTTATATGAAGAGCTCCACGCAAGGAAGAGATTTGATTGTGTTTAAGGCTCCGACTTCTAAAGAAGTTGCTATTCTGTATGAGACTCCTACAAACTATGAGCTTGTTGGTGTGGTAACAGGAGAGGAAGTAAGGACAGCTGAAGTAAGAGCAATTCCTGGAGCTGGAGATGTAAAGTATATAAGCTTTATGAATTTTCATCCAATTGAAAAGTTCTTCAAGCTTAAAAGAGTTAAGAGTAAAAGTGGGGACGAGAAAGCAACTAAGGTGCAAAGGTATTTCCCTTTGCATGTGCATACTGAATATTCAATTGGGGATGGTGCAAATAAGACAGAAGATCTTGCAAAGATATTAAGCAAGATGGGATTTCTTGGTGCTGCTGTCTCAGACCATGGGCACATGAATGGGACTTATTATTTTCAGAAGGATTTGGGAGCAAAAGGACTGAAGACTGTTCTTGGTGTTGAGATGTATATTTATGATGAAGAAGAGTTTCCCAAGGCAATAAAGAAAGAGAAAAAGGGAGATGAAGAGAAGGCAGAGAAGGCAGAAAAGAAACATAGGTATCATATAACACTATATGCAAAGAATGCTAAAGGATGGGCAAATCTTCTTGAGCTGATGTGGATAGCTTGCACAGAAGGATTTTATTATAAGCCAAGGATACTTTTGAAACATTTATTTGCATATAAGGAAGGCATAATTGCTACTTCAGGCTGTCTTGATGGATTTCTTATGTTTCATTGCAGGAAACTTGAGATGGATAAAGCTATGAAGTATGCTGAGTTATTCAAGAAAGAGTTTGGTGATGATTATTATGCTGAGATAATGCCACATCATGAGATACAAGGATTTGTTGAGACAACGAATAGTGTTCTTGATATAGCAAAGAATGTTGGCATAAAAAGGGTCGTGTCTCTTGATTCTCATTATTGTGAGGAGAAAGATAAGAGTATTCACAATGCTGTGCTTGCAATTAACAGAAGGCAGAAAATAGAAGATTCTGGATATACAGGTAATACCTATTATATAATGGATGATGATGAGTTAGGGGTAATGCTGAATGAGAAATTTAACATACCTGCATCTGAGATTGAAGAGATGTTTAAGAATACTCTTGAGATAGCAGACAAGTGTGATTATAGGATTGAGAAGTTTAAGGCTGAGACCACAATGCCTTTTGATGAGAATTCTAAACAACTGTTCAAAGAGGTGCTTGAGACAGAATTTGCTAAGAGACCATTTAAGGATAATCCTGTATATAGAGAAAGACTTGACTTTGAGATGGGTCGTATCTTAACAAAAGGATATGATGGATATTTTCTTATGGTTAAGGATATTATTGACACAGCTAAAAGCTTGAATGTTATGTATGGTCCAGGAAGAGGATCTGTTGCAGGAAGTCTTGTGGCATATCTTATGGGTATGCATTCTGTAGATCCAGTTGAGCATGACTTGTTGTTTGATAGGTTTATCTCTGACATGAGAAAAGATATGCCTGATGTTGATATGGATTTTCAAGATAGTGGTAGGAAGAAACTTATAGCAAAGCTGATAGAGAAATATGGTGAAGACAGAGTTTGTGGCATCATGGCATTCTCAAAGATGCATGGCAAAGGTGCTATTCGAGATACAGGAAGAATATGTAGTATTGATAGAAGTGATTGCGAAAAGGTAGCAAGTCTTGTTGTTACGAGGTCTGGTGGAGATGCTCGTCAGAATTTTTCTCTTGAAGATACATTTGAGGAGTTTGAAGGAGCAAAAGAGTTTAAGAATAAATATCCTAAAGAGTCTGACATAGCGATTGGAATTGAAGGCAGAATAAGACATTGCACAAAGCATGCTGCAGGTCTGGTTATAACCAGAGAGCCAGTAAGGAAATATGTTCCTGTGTTTAGGGTAAATGGTGAGATTGTTACAGGTTGGGAGAAGAAAGCTGTTGAGGAACTTGGCATTGTTAAGATGGATGTGCTTGGTTTAAAGGCACTGGATGTTGTTGCAAGGTCTGTTGAAAAGACTGGTGCTATCCTTCCTGACAAATATAATGACCCAAAAGTGTATGATACAGTGTTTAGGATTGGCAATACAGCAGGTATCTTTCAGTTTGAGAGCCAAGGGTTAACTAAATATGTGAAGGACATGGAGTGTGATAACTTTAATAGTTTGACAGATGCGACATCACTTTATAGACCTGGACCACTTCATTCTGGCATGGCTATGATATATCTTCAAAGGAAAAAGGGATTGAAACCAATTGAGCATGAGCATGAAAAGTTAAGACTCATCACTAAAGATACATATGGCATCATGATATATCAAGAACAAATCATGAGGATAATGCATGACATTGGTGGATTCACTTGGTCTACATCTGAGATGATTAGAAAAGTTATCAGTAAGTCAATGGGTAAGTCTTTGTTTGAAGAGTTGCAGGATAAGTTTGTAAAGCATGCTGTTGAGACTCTTGGCATGTCGGTTAAAGATGCAGAGAAGATATATAATGCTACAAGTATGTTTGGGTGTTTAACTGGGGATACGAAAATATATAGATGCTCTTCGAATCAGCATACAGGAAGAGAGCTGACTATAAAAGAGGCATTTGAATATCAGGATGATATTAATTTTAGGACAAGAGGTCTTAAGATTCTTTCTATGAGTTATGATGGATTTGTAAGATATAATGGTATAAAGAAGATATGGTGCACAGGACAAAAGGATGTTTATTATATTAGGACAGCAAGCAATAAGACCATAAAGGCATCAGCTGAGCATAGATTTCTTGTGAATAATAAATGGCAAAAAGTTGAAGATTTTTCTGTTGGGGACTGGATAAGGACTTCTGAATTGGAGTTGCCTAAGAAATTATATGGTGAAGGAATTGGTAGTGGTCCAAAGGATGGGATGACTCCAAGGAGAAGAGAAGGAAAAGGGTATACAAACGAGAAGAAACATCAGAAAAAGAAATTGATGGATAGGCATGATGGTAAGTGTCAAATTTGTGGTTCTGAAAAATTTGTTGAGATGCATCATAAAGATGGAGACCACCATAACAATTCTGATAGCAATACCATGCTTCTTTGCAGAAAGCATCATAAAAGACAATACTTGAAAGAACTTTATAAGAGATTTGTTGTTGGTTATCCTACACAGAATGAACAGATAGTTGAAATAAAACTTATCGGCAAAAGAGAAACATATGATATGGAGATGGCTGATGAGCCAAGGAATTTTATTGCTAATGGTTTTGTGTCTCATAATTCTTACGGATTCAACAGATCTCATGGTGCATCTTATTCTGTTCTGTCATACTGGATGGCATTCTTGAAAACATACCATCCTGAGATATTCTTTAGTGTTCTTCTTGATAGAGAAAACGATCCTGAGATGGCAAAGAGATATGTTGAGAATGCAAAGAAGATGGGAGTCTCTGTGCTTCCTCCAGATATAAATAAATCAGAAGCAGGATATAGTATGGTTCCTGATAGCAAGGTTGTTATTTGTGGAGTGCAAGCTATAAAGGGAATAGGAGCAGTTGCTGTTAAGTCTGTTATAAAAGGGAGACCATACAATTCTGTTCAAGATATGGTTAAGGGATTGAAGAAGAATATCTTTAAGGTGATTGTTCAGTCTGGCTCTGCAGATTATCTTCTTCCTTCAAGGAAGTGGTGTCTTGATAATGTTGAGGAAATGTATCTTAAGAAGTATGATTTTAGCAAAGTTCCTAAGAAGGCAAAAGAGCTTGATGAAAAAGAGAAGATGATAAAGCAGAATGATGTTCTTGATTTTCATATGGATAAGCATATATCATCTTACTTTACAGATCCTTTTGGTGATAAGATAAAGTATGAGAGAATAGCTGACATGAAGTTTGAATCATATGTGACAGAGAGATGGATTAAAGGTGCTGTTAACTTTATCAACTTTAAGCAAGAAGGACTTGAAGGAAACTGGATGCTTTTTCAGGATGGAGTTCTTGAGAGGAAATATGCTCATTTGAATGTAAATGATGCGAGTGGGGGTAATGTTCTTGTGCATATTTCTCCTGAGCAATACACCTATTATAAGAGGACACTTGAGAGAAAGAAATTTCCTGTGATAGTTAAAGGACATACCATACCAGAGTATCAGAAGTTATACTGTGATGCGTTGATTATTCTTGATGACATAAATAAGGAGAATCCTATTTTTGATTATGTGAGTGGTGTGTCAGCTCGAAAAGCCAAAGCCATAAAAAGGAGGACGATAGAGGCAAGACAAAAGAATGTATATGTAGGAGTTCTGGTAGGAGCAACATATAAGGTTAAGGATAAGAGAGCATTTGTAAGATTGGTGTTTGCTGATGGTGGGGTTTATTTTACAGATGAGATAACTCCTGGGCAGATTTATGTTGCAGGCAATGTCATCAAAGGGAAACTTGTATCTAGGAGATCGCTGGGAGAGATTGAAGTATTTTAAGATTTAACAAAAAAAATTGGGTCGGTTGAATCATTATAATAGAAGGAGGGAATGTGATGGAAAAGACAATCGGGGAATTAAAAGAGGCATTGCAGAAGCAGAGTGTGGTAGTCAAGGACTTGATTGCTAAGAAGAAGACTGTGGCAAAGTCTGACATATATGCAGGAGTGACAGACTTGAAGAAGAAAATAGCAGATCTTCGAGAGAAAAGTATTAAGGCAACACAGGCAGTGGTTGATGCTCTTACTGAGAGGAAAAAGTTTAATGATGCAGCAAGAGAGATGAAGAAGAAAATAGCAGATCTTCGTAAGTCAATTAAGGCAATGGCTAAGGCAGATAAGGGAAGTTTTGTGAGAGTGATAGCTGAAGAGAAAAAGAAAGCTGATGATATCCGAGAGCAGATTAGGGTTATTAAGCATGGCAATCGTGACAAGACAGGTAAACCGATAAAGAAGTAAATAAGTGGTTAGAAAGAGAGGTGGTCGGAATGAAGGATTTTTCTTCTATGAATGCCTTAATAGAGATTAAGGTAAACAACATGGAATGGAAAGGGAAGTTGCAGGATGTTGTTAACATTGATATGAAGTCATTTAACTTCGAACTTGCAAATCAAGCAACACTTGTCTCTTGGTTTGGGACAGTGCTTGCTGAAGCAATTGCCTCTTTTGAGGAATTGAAAGACAAAAGGGAAAGGACATCTGCCTCTTTGTATCTCCAGTATAAAGAAGATGCAGATAAGTCAGGAACAAAGATAACAGAAGCAAAATTAGCAAATATGGTTCTTGTAGCTGAAGACTATAAGATAGTTACGAAAGAGTATCGTGATATGAAAAGGCAGGTTGGTCTGTTGAAGTCATTGGCACTTTCTCTTGAGCATAGAAAGGATATGTTGATTCAGCTCTCTGCTAATTTCCGAAAAGAATTATTGTCAGGGGATTATGGGTTTGAGGCTGATGGTAGTGTTGACTTAAATAAGGTAAAAAAGAACTTACAAGGAGGGGATTAAAATGGCATTGGATTTAAAGAAAGTCAGAGAGAATTATGAGAGTAAGGGCAAAGGTGGCAGTGGTAAGTGGAAAGCACAGAAAGGTGACAATGTTGTTAGAGTTTTGCCTCACAGTATGGAATATTTTACAGGAACAGTAGATGATATTGCTTACATGTTCTTGCTGCATTTCAATGTTGGTCCAGAAGGAGCAAAGCAAGTTGTTGTTTGTCCGAAGACTCTTGATAGGAAAAACAGATGTCCTATTTGTGAAGCATCCGCAATGTTGAGGAAGTCAGACGATCTTAGAGACCAAGCACTTGGTTCAGATCTTTCATACAGAAGGAGATTTCTGTTGAACCTGATAGACATGAAGGATGCAGAAACCATAGGCAAAGGCATACAGCCATTTGAATGTGGACCAAAGGTATATGAAGGCATCATTCAGTGGTGTAATGAAAAATGGGGAGATCCTTTGGATCTGGAGAATGGTAGGAATCTTATAATTGTTAAGACCATTCCTGCATCAGGAGACATTAAGAGGACTGAATATAAGGTAGAGCCAGATCCGAACAAGACTTCAATTGTTGACCATCTTCCTCCGAATTGGAAGGAGCAGGTTGCAGGTCTTGAAGGAATTGTTCCTGCAGTGATGTCTTATGAAGAGATTAAGAAAGTGCTTGAGGGTGAAGTTGATTATGG